TTGCGGAAAGCCCTTTAGTAATATACAGTACAAAGAAGGGGTTCGGGTCGTCCTGCCGACGATCTGGGTCTTCAGCAAGTGCAAGGAATTCACGCAGTCCCTTCGGTCATGGCGTTACGAAGAGTGGCAGAACACCGGGGCGAACAGGAGCAAGGAGGACAAAAACACGCCTTCCCAGAAGCATTCACACTTCTGCATGGTCCTCGAAGGGCTGCTCAAGGACGCCCGGTTCCGGCCCGAGAGGAAAAGGACGTACTCCACCAGAGAATTCAAGGACGACCGGTACTTTAGACGGGGGGCGCATAGATAATGCCCTTGTATAGTTACACCTGCGACGACCCCAAGTGCGAAAAGTCTCGCAAAATCATGGATTTCGTCGTCCCTTTGCGGCAGTATGACGCGAAGGTGAAGTGCCCGAAGTGCGGGAAGCCGCTGACGAAGATGCTGTCGGCTCCGTACTTTAAGATCAAATGAAGGAAGTTATCCTCCACCTGGATGGCTCTCATCCCATCGATGTCCACGCCGACGGCGAGACGCGCCCTTGCTCCGGGTTTCTGCTCCTTGCGAACGTCCCCTCCGACCCGCCCGCGTGCATGATGTTGAATTACGGAAATTCGAATGCGACTGGGAACTTGTTGATGACCCTCTACCAGCGGTCGGTGCATGAACAACCTGAACTTGCGTGGGTGATCGAGCAAGTGGCGCGTGGGATCTGTAAATTCGCTGATGACGAGCGGAGCCGGTGGCCGTCCGATGACGTGATTGGGAGGGCTTAGAGCGTGGTGGAATCAAAGTACGGGGCTGCCCTCGAAGGTTCGTTGAAGTCGATCTACATCGACGGAGAGCTGAAGAAGGTTCAAGGCAATTCGGCCACCAACACAGACTCTTTTGACGCGATGATCGATATCCTCGATTGCGTTCGGTCTGAAGGCGACTATGAGTGGCATTCGGACGTATTCTTCCCGGTCTATCCCGCTATTTTCCACACGCAAACCGCCTTGGATGCGTCCCAGATCGCGATGACGCGGGATTACAGCGACGTATTCCTCCAGGATGGATCGGAGGAAGCAAAGGCTAAGGCTGCTGCGGCGAAGGAACTGATAAACCGCACGTTGAACCAGAAGCATCTGCACTATTTTCAGAAGTACATCCGTGCGAACCAAATCCGGCGCATCAACCCCTCCGGCGTGGTCATCCGCTGTTGGTGGGAGCGTGAGGACGAGGATGTCGTCACCGGGTTCAAGTACCGGCCCGTCGAGGACGACAAGGACAACAACGGGAATCCCATCACCGACCCGATGATGCAGGTCCCCGCGATGAAGATGGTGGTCGAGCCGCAGATCGGCAGGGAACCGCTCGTCGACCGGTTCAACTGCGACATCGTGGACCCGCGCAACGTGTGGATGTCGGGCGAGTATTGCTACTCGTTGCAGGAGAAGCGATTCGTCTACTTGCGGTACGAGAAGTCCTTGGACGAGCTGGAGGGAGACGACTCTTACGAGTATTTCAATCTCGATGCGCTGAAAGATATTCCGCCTCCGGCGGAGACGGACACCAGCAAGGAGTCGTTCAACAAGCTGGACAAGGCGCAGAAACCCACTGCCGAAGGCTGCGGTGCGGCGTTTGACATCGTTGAGCGGTACGGTAAGGGGTGGGTCGTCGTCACTGAGCGCGATGAAGTGACCGGGATGCCGCTGAAGGCAGAACCCGGATACGACGAGTTCGGCAAGAGGAAAGACAAAGCAGAACTGCAAGAAATCTGCGTCGCGTGGGCGAAGGCGGCGGACGACTGGGTGCTGATCCGTCACCATTTGACGGCATATGTGGACACCCGGGGCATTCCGTACCGGCCACTGGTTCGCGGTTTGTGCTACATCCACCCGACGAAAGACGGAGGGGCGGGCGACGGTCCGATCGCCAATCAGACGCAAGTCGCGATCAATGATACCCTGAATATGAGTAATGATAGAATTCGACTCGCCACCTTCCCAGTCATCAAGGTCAACGCTTACGACGCTGAGGAGTCCGAGTCCGTCTACGAGTTCCGCCCCGGGCATCGGATGGAATTGTCGGATGTCAAAAACGCGGAGGAGTTCAAGATAAGCTCCGACGTATCCGGCGCGATGGCCCAGACCGGGATGTTTACGAACCTGATGCACCAAGGGATCGGTATCTTCCCGCCCCAGATGGGCGATACCCCCGCAAACGACGTGACGGCGACCGCGACGGCTTCGGCGGGTGCTCATGCGAACGTGCGGTCGGCGTATCAGTCGTTGACTGCGGAACACACGATGAACACCGAGTTGTACAGCATGATCTTGCAGATGACGGGCAAGTTCGCCCATCCGAAGACGGGTGAGAAGTTGATGGGCGACAAGATGTATGATTTCGATCCCAACGCGGACTACTACTACAAGCCGATCACCTCTGCGATCGAGCCGGAGTCTTCGAAGTTCCAGACGAGGAAAGACACCACGACGATGTTTGGGTATTCCGCGCAGGTACAAAATCCGAATACACCAAAAGTCCTTAACGCACTTCTTAAAATCTTTTACGCATCGTTCGGAGACAAGTATGAGTCGATCGGCGCGTTGCTGGACGAGCAGGCACCTATGTTGCCCCCAGCGCAGGGGGGTGGCGTAGCCGCGCCAGAGGCCGCGATGCCGGTGAGCAACCAGAATAATCTGCCCATGAGCGCGATGGAGCAGGCCGTGCGCGGTGGAGGACTCTCCGGTGGATAGTAGCGGGGTTATCAATCTTGAACAGGTCCGGGCGTACCAGCAGCGGCACGGGGCCAAGCAGACCGAGGCTTGTTTGCAGAAACTCGGCATCTTGCAGTCGTTCTACCACGCGCAGACCACCACGCTTGGGAAGGAATTGCTGGCTTGTGTGAACTCGGAGTTGGTTCGGATTTCCGAGAAAGTGCTGACGGACCCCAACTCCACCGATGACGACAAGGCGATGTTCCGCGCATACTCGCACGTCGCGCAGGTATGGGCCAAAAAAATCGGTGACTACGAGAACTTAGTAAAGTCGATTCGCGATGCACGTTAATGACCTCATCGAGTTCATATCCACGACGCATGGGATTCTCGAATGCAATAAACTCGACGGCGCGACGAGGATCACTTTGGCGCTCTTGCTGGAGGATACCGAGATCCAGGCCGTCGGCGGCGACATGGATTCTGTCTTCGCCGGGATTACCAAGCAGTATAATCGGCACATGAAGGATCGAAGCGTTGTGAAGATTACGAAAGGCCGTAGGAAATAAACCAAGGAGGTTTACATAGTGGATACACCGGAAGTTCCGGTAGAAGTGGCAATCGCAGATCCGGTCGCTCCCGAAGGGGACATCGATCTTGATCGTGCCGCCGCCGACGCCGAGCGGAGACTGGCAGGTGAACCCCCGGTCGCAGCCGCCGAACCTGTGGCGGAAGTCGTAGTCGAAACGCCAGCCGTTGTTGAGGAAGTCGTCGCTCCGGAACCGGCTCCCGTTGAGCCTCAAGAGGAACCTACCGACCACAAGGAACGCACCAAACTTGGGCGGAAGGTAGCGGATCTTGAGAGCAACATCGGTAAGCTGCTTGAGCAGCAGAGGCTCCTCATCGAACGGTTGCCGGTATCGGTGGTACAGGCTCCCACCCCGGAACCGGAACAGGAGTACGTCGACCTGTCCACACCGGAAGGTCTGCGTACGTTCATGGCGCAGGAGCGCGAACGCGAGCGCAGCGACAAGGCCACCTACGCCGTGGGGTATGCGTCCCAGGTGAAAGAGTGGATCTCCGATGCGGAGAGAGCGGAAGACGCCGATGCCGTGGAGATCAACAAACTCTTGACCGGGGACACGCCGTACAATGTTCGGCATTCATCCAACCCGCAGGGAGATTTCGTGCTGAACCTCTCGCGGGCCGAAGCGCACTACTACAAGCAGAAGGCCAAGACGCCTCCTGCCGAGAAAAAGGCCCCTCTGTTGAACGACAAGCCGAGGGCACCTCTCGCGGTGGGCGGAGAGTCGAAGGCGGACGCGGGTAGTGTGAGCACCAAGCCGTTGAAGATTTCCGCAGCGGCGATGGAGTTCGCGAAGGCCAACGGGATGAGCGACGAGGATGTAGCCGCCATTCTTTCCGCGCCCATTCAGAATTCCTTCGTGCGAGGACGACGGTAAGGTGCGACGCGGATACCACAGGCAAGCGAGGACGATCCCCGTCCGGGCGAACGACGGTGCTTCAGGCCGCGCAACGACGGACCAGGGTAATTACTTCCGGTGCTGGAACTGTGGGTTTGTCTGCGATGTTCGGCGGGATGAACTGTCCAAAGACGGGAGACACAGAGCGACCCATACGGTCTACACGGATACTTTGACCCCGCTGTACGCATACGGAGACTCCGTTAATCTGTCGACCGGCGTTGGGCACGACGTTGTACTCGTTCAAGAGAACGTATCGATCTACCACGTATACACGGTGTCTGGCTCAGGCTGTCCGCTGTGTCATTCAACCGCATGGAAAAAGTTGTGAACAACTAACGCTTCCACGGAAGCATGGAGGTTATCATGAGTTTCAAGATCGAGAATCCCCGTCGGGTCGTGCAGATGGCGGGCGACGGGTCGAGTGCTTATTACGTCGGCCAGATTGTGTCCTATATCGCGGCTTCCAAGGCTGCGACTCCCGGTACGGTCCTCCCGCTTGCGGTCCCCGCTGGTGCGGCGGATACGACCAACTTCCAAATCCCGGCTGGCGTTGTGGTTGGCATCAACGCAAGGACCCCGGTTTATGGTGCGACGCTTAAGGCCAATACCGTAACCGGCGTTTTGACGCAGGCCGATCAGATCGCTCGGGACTGGGCGTTTAACAAGGGCATGTATTCGATCGGTGATCCGCAGGTCCTCTTGGACGTGGCGATCATCGAGCTGTGTAGTCTGCTCGAAGGTCCGATCTTCAACGCGGCGTACGGGACTGCCCCGACGGTTGTGACCGACACGGGCGGCGCGGACACCACTGGCTACACGACTGCTGGTACGACTGGCGCGTGCGACTTCACCCCGGTTGCCGACTATGCGACGATCTACTGTCGCACGGGAGCCAACGCGGGTCTTTACCGGACGACCAACGACACATCTACGACCGCTCCGGATGTCACCGTGGCGTTCCCGTATGACGTTGCCCTTGGAGACACCTTCGTTCGTGTCCCCGTGAAGCAGGGCTATTCCCGGATTTACATCGCCGGTCCTGGGATGTACATCGACGCTTCCGCGACTCCGGCGACCAACTACTTCTCGGTATTCGTCGAGAAACTGGACCTCAAGACCGCCGGTTCCGAGACGGCGTTGTTCCGGTTTGCGAGCATTCATTTCGATCCGATGCGTGCGTAGGTCTAAGTACCCGAAAACATAGGAGGAAATTCAAATGGCTTTTATTTTGCAGGATAGTGATTTCAGTCGCTTGCTCGACAAGCGGCTGACCGACGTGTGGGAGCAGTCTCTTAAAGACCTCAAGCCCATGCGGAACCAGTTCTTCACGGTGGCGAAGTCCGACTCGGCGTTCGAGGAGTTCTTCTATACCACCGGTCTTGTTGGGGACATCCCGGAGTTCAACGGTGCGCTGACCTACGGGGCGCTCTATCCGGGCTTCCACAAGAAGATCGAGCACAAGGAATACGCCTACGCGCTTCAGGCGCAGCGGAAACTGATCGACGACAAGAAGTGGGGCGTTCTTGACGACCGCGCTCGCTACCTTGCCGAAGCCTACGAGCGAACCCGGGAGAAGCAGGCCGTTCGTCTGTTCACCCAGGCTGGTTCGACGGCGTTCGACTTCATGACCTCGGAAGAGGGTAAACCCCTCTGCTCCTCGACCCATCTTACCAAGACGGGCGTCTCGACTTCTTCGGGGTTCGACAACACGTACAGTTCCGCGCTTTCTCCCACGTCCCTTGCGGCGATGCGGCTCAAGGCTCGCCTGTTCAAGCAGGACAACGGAGAGCGGTACGAAGGCTGGACGAACGTTGGCCTCGTGGTTCCCGACGCGCTCGCGGACTACGCGAACGAGATCACGGGTTCTGCGCAGAAGCCCGATACGGCGAACAACAACATCAACCCGCAGTACAAGCGCTACACCGTCATTCCGTACATGCGGCTTGACGACTCGGATGTCAACGACTTCTACCTCGTGGATCTCGATGCGATCAAGAAGAACGCGGTGTGGTTCGACCGGATCGCGCCGGAGTACAAGAACACGATCGACTTCGATACCTACGTCTTCCTTCAGGCCGTGTACGGTCGTTTCTCAATGGGTTTCAAGGATTGGCGATGGATTATTAAGAGTACCGTTTCGTAAGGGTTTTTAGCGTCGTTTGTTCTTTGACAGAATATGCATATGACCGTACGTAAATCTACCGGAGGCCGGTCTTGATGAGGGGCCGGTCTCCTTCACCCGTGTAAAGGTGGGTTCGATTCCCGCCACCGGCTCATGAGACAGGGAGTCGGGACTGAAAAACAAAGGAGACTTACATGAGTTTCACCGACTTCCCTCACGGGATTACGAGTTTCGGGGTCCCCCTGCTCGGGGGAAATCCCGGCCCGCTTACCGGGTCTGTGTATTTTGTCGATAGTTCGACCGTGAGTTAGGGAGGATAACCCAATGGGCGATCCTACCAACTTCAGTCTTCTTTCTGTTGCGGGCGTCCCTGTTTTCGGTGGCAACCCCAATCCGATCACCGGGTCTGTGTATTTTGTCGATAGTTCGACCGGCCTGAATAGTAACGCCGGTGGGTCCCCCTCGACTGCCTTCGCTTCTCTCGACTGGGCGATCGGGAAGTGTACGGCCAACAAGGGTGACACGATTTACGTTATGCCCAACCACGCCGAGACGATCACCGGGGCAGGTGGCATTACGGCAGACATCGCCGGGATTGACATCATCGGTCTTGGTAAATACAACCAGAGGCCTCGGTTCCTTATGGACGCGGCGACCACCGTTACGTTCGTGGTTTCTGCGGCGGATGTCACCGTTCGCAACCTCGTGTTCGCCTCCGGCCACGCGGATGTCGTTACTTGCTTTAACGTCACCGGGAAGGGCTGCTGGATCGACCAATGCGAGTTCGTGGAGAACGTCGCGGACGAGAACTTCGTAACCGCGATCAAGGCCACGGGCGCGGCTAACACGGGCGATGGACTGAAGGTCACGAACTGCACCTTCTTCCAGATCGACGCCTCTACTGCGGAGTTCATCGAAATCACCGACGATATCATCCAGTTGTACGTTGTCGGAAATCTGTTCATCTCGGAAGGAACGGCCTGTCCTTTGATCCTTCAGGCGGGCACGAAGATTTGCACCGGAGCGTTCATCGCTTGGAACTTCACCTCGATCAAGAATACGGCAAACGCCCTGTTCATCAGTAACGGTGGCACCGGGAATACCGGGATCATCGCTCACAATCGGTTCGGGCACGCCGATACGACCACGACGCACGATTGGGGAGCGGCCACGGGATTCCGGCTGTTCGACAATCTCTCGACATCTGTTGATAACCTTTCCGGGGTGATCCTCCCGGCGGCTGACGTTAACTCCTAACACTAACCCGAGCCGGGGCGGGGTATCCCCGGCGTAATTCCAAGGAGGTCCAAATGGCCGTCGATACGGTGCAGCCAGCAGAAGTGAAGGATGCCAAGATTCAGTTCTTCGGGGAGTTCGAGAAGCACCCAAAGGGAGGCTACAGGTCCGAGTACCCCGCGTGGATGCACACGAAGTTGCTCTCCGACATGAAGGACGAACTCAAGGGGAAGCAGAAAGCGCTTGACATGAGACTGCCCAACGCCAACGAAGCGGAGTTGAGGGAACAAATTCGGGACATGAAGTCTAGGATCGACGACATCGAGTCGTCCAAGCCGAAGCTGTCCGCGAAGATGAAGGACGAACTGATGAGGGCGTCGGAGGACTTGGAGACCGGCATCAAGGAGTCGTTGTTCACCCGTGACGAGATGCGGCTCGGTCTCGCTGACGCTCATCGTGAGTTGGAGCGGTCCATGAAGAAGTGCATTCCGATTCGTGCGGATCTTGCGGAAGCCGCCGGGGTGAAGTTGGAGAAGGGGAAATTCGGCAGCCGTGAGGATGCTATCAAGGTGTGGCGACTGACTCGTCGGGCGTGCGATCCGGATCTTCACACGAACCCCGAATACTTGAGAAAAGAGAGCAGGTAGCCAAATGGACGGGTCGACTTTGCTTCGTTCTCTTCGTGAGTCGGTTGGCGAACCTTCGGGTAGCCAGTATCTTGATACGAGGACTTCCTACCAGTTTTTGTGGGAAGCGGCGATCGAACTGGTTCGGCGGACGAGATGTCTTAAAGCGACCCAATCCATTACCTCCGTGGCGGAGACGGCCTCGTATACGCTCAATGCGGACTTTCTCAAGGTCGATCTCCGCAACAGTAGCGGCGAATACATCGTCAAGTATTACGATGGCTCTTCAACGACCTTCATCAATTTTGGCGAGTACGATTCCATTATTTACGCGAATCAGACGACCTCGCAGTCCGTGCCCAACCGGTTCACTGTGATCGACAAGGCTTCCTTGTACTCGCAGATCACGGGGACCGCGACTTCCATCGGAACGTCGAGCGCGGGGCTTTCCGTGCTCACCGACACGTCGGGGCTGTTCACGACGACGGACTATGTGTCGGCTGGAGATTTAATTCACAACACGACCGATGCGAGTTCGGGAATCGTCCTGTCCGTCACGGATGCTACTCACCTGAACACCGCCATATTCTCGAACACGGACGGGACGGCGGCGAGTTGGGCTGTCTCCGATGCCTACGTGATCCAGCCCCAGGGACGGCTTGAGATCCTGTTCGACCCGCCGTTGTCCACTTCGGGCCACACCGTAACGGTTTACTACATCCAGCGCCCCGCTCCGGTGTTCCACGATTACGGCATGTATCGGTTTTCACCGAATTACATGAACGCCCTCATTTCTTACGCAGCAGCCAAGTACAAGTTGGCGGACCGGGAGCCAGGGTCGTGGGATGCGTTCCGCAAGGAATGGGCCGGGCGGCTTGGGGAGGTAAGTAACTCTATCGGGAATACGTTCAATCGGTCGGGGTTCAAGATGTCGCTTCGCGGTGTCAAATGACGACCGCCGTCTTGTGGGCGCTGATGAACCTTGCAATCGTTGCGGATTGGGGCCAGACCCGGTATGGGGCGGCGCACCCACAGCAGTTCGAGGAAATCTCGAACCCGGTTCTCGGAGCGCATCCGTCTGTTGGGAAAGTCGACGTATGGTTTATCGGATCCCTTGCGGTGAACAACGGAATCATGGTCGCGCTTCCGAAGAAGTATCGTCCGTGGTACGCAGGAGCAGTGACGGCGTACGAGGCGCATTTCGTGGTTAAGAACAACTCCATCGGCGCGAGAATCCGGTTCTAACGAGAGGCAGATGGCCGACGATAAAGTAGTTCAATACAGAGAACTTCCTTTAAGTGGAAGACTCAGGACCGCAGATGATCCCGCTGAACTTATATCTTCTGACGGCAAAGTCAATATAGTTGACTTCCAGACACTACAGAATATAAGACCTAAAGGAAGTCATAAGCAAGGTATCGGCGGGACGACTAAAGTTAATACGACAGTTTTGGCGAATCCTCAGGTTAAGTCCATGTTTCAATTTAGGAAAGACTCTCCTGCGGAATCTAATGTTCTTGTGTCGGCAAGAGACTCCAATGGATTAAATCAAAAGGTCTATCGAAACGGAACCGCTATACCGTCTGCGGGAGACTTCACAGCAACGGCTTTATTTACAGACTCGACCGGCTATGGGAACCCGATGTTCTCTACCGCTCCAGGAGAGAAACTGATCTATTGTAACGGTAAAGACACCGCGATATGGGGCGGGTCTGAAATGAAGCCAATAGGTTTTATAGACCAAGACCCCAACGGAACTTATAAATACGACTATACAGAGCAGGTTAAGAACTCATTAACCGACTCTAATAATATCGCGACGTTGCATCGTAGGGCGGACACCGTAGACGCGGCGACA